CTTGGATATCACTCGCATCAAACTGAGGGATCTCACGATTAGCCAGAGCATCTATTCTTGACTGGATAGCGCTGTCATCAAACTGCGGGATTTCACGTTCAGATATCCGATTGACTCTTTCACCCAGGTTTCCAAACCTTCCGCCTAACTCAGCAATTCTTGCCTGGATATCACTGGCGTCAAACTGAGGTACTGCAGCAACCGCAGCCTCATTAGCCGAAGCCTTAGCTCTAGCGTCTTCCGCAGCCTGTCTTGCTGCAGCAATATTTGCCTGTACGTTTCTAGGGTCAAAGCCCTCGAACCGCCGTCCCAGGCCACCAACCTCGTTTTGCATGGCATCAATCCGTGCCTGCAAAGCTGGGTCTACTGCTGGAGTGTTTTCAATGGCAGCTGCATTACTTGCTGCAGCTTCTTGCGCTGCTGCAATACTGGCTTGGATAGCTGCAGGGTCAAAGTTACCGAACCGCCCAAACTCTCCCTGGAGAGCGTTGATTCTTTCCTGGATATCTGGGTCTATGTTAGATACAACCGCCGCGTTAGCCGCTGCTTGTTCTTCTGCCGCCCTGGCTGCTTCCTGTGCTGCTGCAATTCTTTCTTGCACAGCTGCAGGGTCAAACCCACCAAAGCGTCCTTCAAACCCACCAAAGCGTCCTTCCATGGCGTCAATCCTAGCCTGAAAGTCAGCCATTCTTTGGGCTTCGGCTTCTTCAGCTAAGCGCTGAGACTCTGCTTCTGCTGCCATCTGTGCAGCCGCTGCTTCTGCTGCTGCCGCTTCTTGGGCTGCCGCTGCCGCTGCCGCAGCTTCTGCCGCTGCCGCTTCTTCAGCAATACGATCCGCTTCCGCTATGGCCGCTGCCTCGGCTGCTGCTTTTTCTGCAGCAACACGCTCTTGCTCAGCTGCAGCTATTGCCGCCTCTTCTGCAGTCTTAGCATCAGCCGCTGCTTGCGCTGCCGCTGCTTCTTCTGCGGCAATACGCTCTTGCTCTGCCTGGGCCGCTTGTTGTGCAGCCAGGGCAGCCTGGTCAGCTTCATCTCGCAAATACTGCTGAGACGACATTGTGGCAAAGGGGTCGTCCTTCTTCTCGAAGGTAAACATTGGATTGTCGGTCCTGACACCTCGGTCAAAAACCGGACGATTCATTAAATAGTCAGCTTGAGCCGCATAAGGGCTTCCCTGGTTCCTATACTGGTCCTGGTAAAGATTAGATAGAATCCGGTCATAACCAGCCTTGTTCTGATTGCCAAACAAACCCTCATCACTTCCACCGCTTTCAGGGGGCGCCATGGGGGGCCTTAAAGGTGGCAGCTTGGGCGGCATCCTGGGGGGATCATTTCTTCCTTTGCCGAAAATGTCTTCAAGTATTTTCCCACCGCCAGGAAGTCGTGGCCTTGGCTGAGGAATTCTAACAGGACCGCCTGGCATAGGCGCTGGGCCGCCCCTAACCTCATCACGATCATCTATGCCATTACCATTAGCATCTTGAAAGTCCATGGTCCTCATTGGCGGCATGGGGCCGTCAACAATCAAATCCCCTGGATCTGAAGGGGCCATAGGTGGAATTTGCCCAGGGCCTTGTCTATTAGGGTTGTCCTGGTCAAACAAGCGTATGTCTGAACCATCTGGCCTTTGGCCAACAACGGGGTTAATTCCGCCGCCGCCTGCATTAACAACGTCACTGTAAGTTTGTCCACCTGAACTAGGCGGCTGAAAAATAGGAATAGTAGGCGGCAACTGTGGGCCACGCCTTGGACCATCAGGGACATCAGGGAATTGTGGGATTGGGTTCCTTATTCTTCCATAGTTTTCTTCGGCAAACTTTCTGCTGCCGCCAGGGGATATGGGCAGGTTATCACCGCCACGGCCACCTTCACCACCCAGTCCTGGGTCGCTAAATAAGGGGTTGTTAAAAGGATTAAAAGTGTTTACGTTGCCGCCACCTGGTCGCGGGGGTGGTCTGTAACTTGGGTCTCTTGGATCAACTCTTGGGCCAGCAGAACCCAGGGGAAACTCTCCGTATCCTGGTCCACCAAGGGTGCCCATCATTGGAGCTTTCTGCCTGAATTGTTTTAGCCGGTCGTCAAAGAAGCCCATAACTTATCACCAATTTTTGCAAGACCAATACGAAGGTGCGAAAACGTCTTTCTTCTTCTGCACCGCATCGCAGTTATGCCTGGCGCGAAATGACTTCTTTCTTGCTGGCTGGTCTGATTTTATTTTCATTTTAGGATCGCCATACCTAACCAGCTTAACCTGGTCACCTTTCTTGGCAAGAACCTTAAACTTTTTGCTGGCTCCTGGCGTCCTTACTTGTTTGTTGTAACCAGGAAAAGACTCACCTCTATAGGAGAGCCTTCCTGATTTGCTTCTCTTGACATCATCCGTGGTAGCCATTACGCATGGAATACAGTCATATTGGAGAAGGTGGTAACGTCATACTGCAAATAAATACCGTCCTTAAATAAGATACCCTCGTCTGGGACGGTGATATCTCTGGAGACGGTAGCGCTTGCAACCGTACCTATTTTTAACTGCGAATCACCGGTAATAGATGTTGTGAGAAAATTCAAAACACCCGCTGCAGAAGAGCAAACGATGTAAGTCCCCTGAAGCCTGGCTCTACCAGCGTAAATTGCGACTGCGGCGTTATTAGCCATTCCTACTGAAATATTAGCCGCTGGCTGCGTATTAACTGCGCCAGCAGTAACAGTCTTAAAATACTTGGTTCCGGTTACCGTAGTAGCAGAACCAAGCATAGTAAGGGTCTCAGTCTGAGCTGCGCCATCAATGTCAGTACCTGTAATCAGAATCGTTTTACCAGCATCACCGGTCCCAGTAGTTGTCACTGTAACCAGGCGAGAATTGGTAAAAGATACTGCACCGCCAGAAGCGTCAGTACCATTGATGGTGAGGGCAGTATTAGGCCGTTGGTTAGCGCCTATTGAAGCAACATCCGCAGCATTAGTGTCGGCCTCAACAAAGAGGGCCGAAGCATCGCTGCCTGAAAATCTAGTGCCCATGATAAGCCTCCAATAGTGGTTTAACGCTCGACAGAGGCCAGGATATAATCAATGGTCATAGTCTTCGCAACTGCTTCGCCATTCTGAATGCCAAAAGAAACAGTCAACTCTTCATCATCAACCGCGTTAGTCAGAGTAAGCTGAGAAGCCACCTGCGCGTCATTGACAAAGATCTTGAATGCACCAGCGCCATCTTGGCCGCCATTTGGATCGTAGTGGAAAGCAACAGTGACAAAAGTGTCATCTGCCATTACGTGAACATCTTCGTTAGAAGTTGCAGCGTTGTCCTTCTCAATATTGAAATCAAGACCAGTTGATCCGTCAGCTTTGATGAAGTAAAAACCATCAGTAGTGTCTAGCGGAGTGGTATCAGTAATACCAAGGCCCATCACAAAGTCGGACTGAGTTGCGTCACTTACCTTGAATCGCGCTTTGAAGAACATGTTCTTGCTTGCGTCATACTTAAAGGCTTCGCCCTTGAGCTGCAAGAAATCAAGATCATTGTCACCAGCTGCGTTTGTAATAAGCAACAAGCCGCCAGATCCTGAAGCCAAGGCTTCTGTCGCGCTTCCTGTACCAGCTTCTGTGGTGGTGATAGTCCACTCATCAGAATGATAGGTAAAGAAGTCGTTGGCGTAAGTCACATACTTGAACGGGTCCAGGTACGGAAAGTCATATAGCGGGTTTCCAGCAACTTGGTTGGAAACACCATTTCTAAAGTGTGTAGTAGGCATAACAGTTATCCTCGATTAACCAGCGCATTTAGCGCCATTAAGCTACTTATACAGCAAATACTCGCTTGGCCGAATGCTGTTGTTTAATCCAAGTCTCCAAAGTATACCACCAATATTTAAAAACGCGCAAAAAAAAAGGGGAGCCATAAGCCCCCCTTTCCTTTTCACTAACTTAGAGTTATGCGCCTTGCGACCCATAAATACCACGCCAGTCAGAGAAACCAAACGAATAACGCTCACGCGCCTTGTATCGAATGTTTCCTGTGCTGAAGTCAGGCTCCATGTTAGTCTCCATCGCAGTACGCTGGAACATCTTCAGACCTTCGCCACTTTCAGTAACGGAAGTCAACAAGAAGAAGGCGTCTGGGTCAGTCAGATAATGATTGACCGTATAGCCACCAGGCAATACGCCTGTGTTCTTGATAGCGTTGATGTCGTTGTCAGCAGTACCTGAACGCAGTTGCGAGTTCAAGATACGGTCAGCAACAAACACCAGCTGAGGAGGTACAACCAACTTAGTAGCCTGGACCGAAACAGTAAGACCCTTATCATCGGTAAATGTGCTGATATCAATCAGAGCATCTTCCAGGGAAGTTTCGTTCAAGTCCGCCATAGTGGTTGCACGGTTAGCCGCAGTACCACCGCCAGCCAATGGGTGAGCAGTGTTAATCATAGATACACCGTCTCCTCCAGTGAAGCTCGCAGAGAATGCGTTGTTAAGTACGTCAGCACCCTTAACCTCTTTGGTGTTAGCCATAGAGCGAGCGAGAGCTTTAACATAGCGCTTACCGAGTGAGTCATAGAGGTTATCCTCT